AACCTAAACTTATGTCTAGATTTGTTAATTTAGTCCATATGTTATTTATAGATATGTCCTGATTTGAATTCTTTATTCCTAAGTTATTAAGTGAAGTATCAACATATCCTAATTTGGTCCAGATTGCATTTATAGATATGTCTTGATTTGAATTTTTTATTCCTAAGTTATTTAATGACGTATCAACATATCCCAACTTAGTCCAGATTGCATTTATGGATCCGTTTACATATCCAAACGCTAAATTAACTGAAGCATTTGTAGCTACTCCATAAAGACCGCCGGTTCCTACAGTAAATGGTAGAATAGAATTGGCTACAGCATTATCTACATATGAAAAAGTTGCGTATGATCCTCCACCACTTCCACCACTGCCGCCTGCGCCTGCATCACCATATTCATATACTGACCATGTAGCACCGTAAGATGCATTCCAGTCTGTACAAATTAAAGATACCCATCTAGTTTCTGTATCATTATAAAATGAGCTAACGTCATATGTTAAAACTCTATCTAATGATGCATCTGGATTAGGATTCATTAAAATTCGATAATACCCACTAGTTTCGCCAGAAGGATCCAATATTATTTGAACCATTTGTGACAATTGATCTGTCTTAAATGCTACACTAGTACTTGGAATCATTTTATAATATGGTTTTTGAGCATCTATATATTTCCATGCGGGACTTTCCCACATTCCAATAGATGCATCTCTTAATGGTGCCGCGGGTCCTTTTAACGCTACATAATAATCATAATTAGCTGTAGTAATATTTGCCCACATATTTGTGTATTGATTTTTAACTGTTAAATTATCAACAGTTACATTAACAAATTCACCAGAAGCAGCTTTTATTTTACCTGATGTGGTAACCGGAACTATAACAACACCCGCAGTTGGATCATAAATTAAATCCAAATAATTAGATATAACATCATTATTAGAATTTATAATTTGTGGATACTGAGAAATTAGTGTAGTTAAATACAATTTACTTAAGTCCATAGTAAGTATTTTTATTTATTTTATATATCTCTTCTTTTTGTATTAGTTGGTAATTAAAAGTAAAAATGTAAAAATGATATTTTTTTATTAAATATATAACATATAAAATAATTTTTAATCTCTAAACTAAAATAAAAATGAGTGAAAAAATAGTCGGTGTCTTTGACTGGAAAATGTATGAAGATGGGTACAATGGAAGTACCAAACTAGTTCCAAATAAATCTATAAACGGTAATACTGATAAAAATAAATGTTTCTCTAGAGAACCTTATGCCCAACATCTATTCGATGTATATACTAATCAAAATTCTGAGTTAATTAAAAAAGATCTTAAATCTGGAGATATCGTTCGAGTTGCAGATATATTTAACATAAAAGATTCTTTTATCGATATTGAATTGGCAGGGGGTTTAACGATTACTGTTGATTTATTAAGAGAAAAAAAATTTATTCAAGTATTTGGTTACAATAATGTTAAACAATTTACAGATTCGTTACGAGATACAAACGCAATTAAAAATTTCATTGAAAAAGGATTAAATGCATATATAATTGAGGCAGTTCCTTCTGTTAAAATATCATTATGGCAAGGACATCTTAAATCAGTAAGAGATGAATTTATGCTTCAAATAGAAAATCCTACACAAGCATATACAGCAAAAGTTATTGAAGCAAATAAAGGTGGATTTTTTGTAGAAGTTCAGGGTATTGAAGCATTTATGCCAGGATCATTAGCTGCACCAAATAAAATTGTAGATTTTCAATCATATATAGGAAAAGAAGTAGTAGTAATGATAGAAGATTTTTTAAAAGAAATGAATTCATTCATAGTATCACATAAAAAATATCTTACTCATATTCTACCTATAAAAATACAGGAATTAAGTACTAATAAAAAATATATAGGTACTGTAACAGGATGTTCAAAATATGGAATATTTGTAGAATTTGAAGAATTATTTACAGGTTTACTTCATACATCTAAAATGGATGCACAAACAAAAGCTGCATTTAATCAACGATTAGTTCAATCTGGACATATAATTGATTTTTATATTTCTGAAATAACTAAAGACAATAGAGTAATTCTTACTAAAGAAAGTCCAGAAGAAAAATTAAATAAAATACAAAATTTTATAATTAGTTCAAAAGATAAAATATTAGAATCATCAGTAGCAGCCGTAATGAATTTCGGTGTAATTGTAAATGTGGGAGAAATAAATGGATTAATTCCAATTAAAGAATTTAAACGCAATAAAATAATGGTAAATAATTTTATATCAGGCGATAAAATAAATGTATTGTTTGACGAGTATAAAGATGAGCGAATCGTATTTCGATTACCACAAAAAAATTAAAATTTAAAAGGAGCGAAAGGCTCCTTTTTGTTTGAATATATAAAATAAATGATTAAATAATGAGAGCAAAATTTGTGAATGAATCATTAAGACTGTTAACTCCTGAAGATTGTATAAAAGCTATCTGTAAAAAATTAGAAGAAAAGGGAGAAATCGGTGCTTCTATAGATCCATCTAATTGGAAACAACAAACAAAACGAGGATTTGGCACATATACTAGCGATTTTTTTAATCAAAAGGCTGGTAAAACTGTAACAGTTGAATATACAGATGATACAATTTTAGAAATTGAATTAGAAGACGATGATAATTATTCGCCATTTGGAAGTTCATCGCAAAAATTAGATAACACTGAATCCAAAGATTGGTTTGATACATATTCACAGGAAAGAGAAAAAGAACGACAAAAAGAAGAACTTTTAAATAAAAAAGGAATATATTCAGTTGAAGATGAAAAAAAGAAAAAATTAAATAAAGCAACAATTTATAATCCCGATGAATTAAATTTTCAAATAATTTCGGATCCTAGTCATACAAGTAATAATATTTTTATTATCATACAACCCAAAAATGGTACTAAACTTAAAAAATCTTTCGGTATTAACGATTTATTATTTAGTAATTTTTTTAAAATGATTGATGCCGGTGTATTTATAACAAATTTATCTTTAACCGAAGCTAAAAAATTCTTAAAAAAGATTGGTATGATTGAAAAAAAATCATTAAAAAATAATAAATAAAATGGGAAAAGCCAAAAGTTATTCAGTATTAGAAGTTTTAAATTTTTCAGATGTAGGCTTATTGTTTCAATTTTATTCTACAAAAGAATCTAATTTTATTATATCTGATCTTTCTGCATGTACATCTAAAAATGTTTTACTTACTAACGAAGTTAAATATAATCCTACATATTCAAATGCAATACTTTTAAAAGAATATGAAGCAAAAAGATCCCGTTATCAATTTATAATTGCTCCTCAAAATTATCACTCTATATTACCTATTATTGATAGTGTTACAAAATGGATAGCTGAAAGTGCAGAAACAACATATGATACAATATTAAAAATGTCATTATCATTTAATCATCATAATCTTGAAACACCTTCTACAATATCAGGCATGAATCCAACAAGATTAGTGTTAAAATTTGATGAAAATTTCATATACTCAAGATTTCCTGAACAAAAGCATTCACCTTATGCATTATCAATTAAAACGCTTGCTCCTGTAACTACATACATAAATGAAAAAGAAATTGCACAAAATATAAATTATTTAATTACTCTGCCTTCTGCAGAATATTATGGTATAGATTTTTCAAATTATACAAGAGGAATTCTTGAATGTAATTACATAGGTGGAAAGGAATACGCTAAAAAACCAAAAGAAATAAAAGAAATATTAGAATACTTTATTATAAAATCTTATCAGGGGCTTCTTAATGAAGAGTATTACGCTCAATTTGAAGTAGAAGAAATGAAAAGAATTACAGAAGACTTCGGAAAAATTCAAATGGCATACGTAAATCCTGATATATTTTTAAAAGAATTTAAAGAATTAAAAGTATATGTAGATTTAAAAACATCAGTTCAGATGGTAAAAACATTTTGGAGTGTAATAAGAAAACCGTTGTTTGAAATGATCTTAAATGGAAAATTAAGAAAAGGACAATTTAATTATGATACTCAAACTGGAAAATTTCAATTAAGAAAAGCAGCAATAGGCGGAACATTACTTAAAAACTTAGAATTTTTTAAGTGTGAAATAACAGGAGTTATGGAAAACTGTACATTTCAAGATTGTAATGTAGTAAATTCTCGAGCTTATAATTCAAAATTTATTCAAGGCAACAAAGTTATAAATTCATATTTAGAAGGTGCAAGTATAAATAAAAATAATGAAATAGTTAAATCATATATAGTTAACAATGAAGAAATAGTTAATTGTACTGTAAAAGAAAGTATAATTAAATTTGCTACTCCCGGAAAAAATCTTATATTAGATGAAAATAGTACGATGATTACTGCTACACAAGCATTACCCGAAAAAACAGATGCAGTACAAATAGAAGAGATAAGAGATTATGGTTGGATAAAAGATATGAATAAAAAATCAAATGATGTAGGCTATGGAAATTCTTATGATAGAAATAAATATCTAAAGAATGAAGATAAAATTATAAAAAACTATAATAAAAACTAATTAATTACAAGTGAATATAATATATAAAAATGAATCACCAAAAAATATACGATACTATAATATTAAATGCTAAATTAAATAATAGAACCAAAGGAACTGGCATATATTATGAAAAACATCATATTTTGTCCAAATGTTTAGGCGGAAATAACAAAAAAGAAAATTTAGTTTTATTAACTGTAAAGGAACATTATTTAGTTCATAAATTATTAACATATATTTATGAAGGAAATAGAAAAATTGCTTGTGCATTTTATTATATGTCTTATAATAATACTCATAATTATATAGTTTCGGCAAGAAATTACGAGTATGCAAGAGAATTGATCAATTCTATACCTGTATCACAAGAAACTTGTAAAAAAATAAGTGATGCGTTAAAAGGTCATCCCGGTGTTAAAAGAGAAAAAAATTATTTTTTTGGAAAAGGATATTTATATGTTGGAGAAAAAAATCCATTCTATAAAAAAAAACATTCATCTGAACAAAGAAAAAAATGGAGTGATGAACGAAAAGGACAAATGTTTACAGAACAACATAAAAATAATATAAGTGAAGGACTTTGTGGAGAAGGAAATCCGATGTTTGGTTTGTATGGAAAAAATAATCCTAATTTTGGTTCTAAAAGATCTGAAAAAACAAAACAAAAAATGAGAGGAAGAATAAAATCTGTTGAAGAAATAGAAAAAATAATTCAATCTAATAAAAATCAGCCGAAACATAAATGCCCGCATTGTGGAAAAGAAATGACCAATATGAATTATAAAAAATGGCACGGCGATAAATGTAAATATAAAATACTAATATGACAAGATCTGAATTAATAAATTTGGTAAATGGCGAGATAACAGCATCTTGTTCAATACCGTTTTCAGTTCCAGATAAAGAGTTGGAAAGAATAATAAGTTTAGAAGAACGATATATTTTTCGTGAATATCGAGATGCTGTACAACAAGCATATTATGTTTTAGATAAAAAATATTATTATACTGATGAATGGAAATCAACCAGAACTTTTCAAATGCCAGATTGTGTTATGAGTATTCGTTACATTTATGAAATGACATCTGGTCAAAGAGTTTTTGGTATTCATGATCCTGATTTAACTTTTGATAGATTAATGGCAGCAGACTTATATTTAACTCCTTTATCTTCAGATCAAATTACATATAGAACAATTCAATGGAGTTTCTGGGATTTGGCTAAACAATTTAATTTAAGAGATATTCAACATGGTTTTAATATTAACACAAAAAGATTGATCATTACTGGTAGAGATCCAGTTGAATCTCTATGGTTAACTACATTGAATCAAATTCCAAACGAAGATTTATATGAAGATCCTGTTTTTATAAGATGGATTATAGCTAAAGCAAAAACACAATTAGCAAGAATTATAGGTACATTTAATTATACTCTTATGGGAGGTGTCCAAATAAATTATACTGATATAAGAACAGAAGGACAAGAAGAATTAAAAGAATTAAAAGATAAAATACGTTCAGACCAGGCGTGTGATTGGTTTATGATGTTTTCATAATAAATTACTTATGTATAAAATTAAATAATAAAAATTACATTTACTTATGAGGCATGTTAAAGAAACTTTATATGAATTTGATATTCATCAACTTAAAAAACATACTTATTTGTGTGATATTAAAGATTTGCCAAAAAATATAAAGGAAAGAACTGCTATTGAGTATGGTAAAAAACCTAAAGAAAAAGAAGAAGAAGAAATAAATAAAACTAAAGAATTTTATACCAGTCTTCCAGACGGAACACAAGTTTTTTACGTAGATATTAAACCAATTAGAAATATAGTTTATAAAGATTTTGTAGAAGGTGGCAATGAAATGGCATATCCTAATTTTATTCCTATCGGAGAAATATGGATAGATAATATATTTAAAGCTAGCAAAAATCGTACGGAACAAATTTTAGTTCATGAAGCAATTGAAAGAAAAAAAATGCAAGCCGATTCTAATAGGCCATATTATAAAAAAACTGCTAAAACAAGAATGAACAAAACTGGAGAACAGGGCGCTCATATAGATGCAAATAATATGGAAAAAAAAGTTAGAGATGGAAAAATAAGTGTAAAAGAAGCTATAGATAAATTTTATGGAAAAAAATAAATAAAACGTATCATCGAAAAAAAATTAAAAATGAGGGAGATTTTCTCCCTTTTGTTTTTTAGTAAGATATATAAATAAAAAGTTAATGATCAAGGGGATTATATATTGTGCGTTATCACCATCTAATAAAAAGTATTATGGTAAAACTATAAGAACTATAGATCGTAGAAAAAGTAATCATTTAGCAAATTCAAAAAAGTTTAACGGAGTATTTTATAACGCGATTAAAAAATATAATATTGATAAATTTATATGGAAAATTATAGAAACCTATGAATTTGAAAATAAAAAAGATTTAAATGATAAATTAAACGAACGGGAAATTTATTGGATAGAAAAAGATAAAACATATTTAAGAGAATTCGGATATAATATGACTCACGGAGGAGATGGAGGAGATTTTAATACGGGAAGAATATTTTCAAAAGAAACACGTGAAAAACAAAGTAAAGTAAGAAAAGGAAAAAAATTTTCGGAAGAACATAAAAACAATTTAAGTTTATCTATTAAAAAAATTAAAGATAATGCTACAGAACAAGAAAAACAAAAAAGACACGAATGTGTTCTGGGAGAAAAAAACGGTATGTATGGAAAAATTTCTCCAATGAGGGGAAAACACGTTACAGAAGAAGTGCTTAATCGCATACGTATTAATACAAAATTAGCTATGCAACGTCCTGAAGTTAAACAAAAACAAAAAGAAAATAAACCTTCTATGTTTGGAGAAAAAAATGGAATGTTTGGAAAAAAACATAAGGATGAATCTCGAAAAAAAATAAGTATTAATGTTAAAAATACTCCTAAAATTTTATGTCAACATTGTTTAAAAGAATTTTATCCATGGCATTATAGTAGATCTCATGGAAATAAATGTAAAAATAATAAATAATTATGTTGCGAGATTTATACATAAGAAGCGCCGACGATCCTAACTATCAATATGGAATACTTGAACATTCAGATGTTATTGAATCAATTATATCTAAAATAAAAATGTTATTAGGAACAAGACAAGGTCAAGTTTTAGGAGATCTTAATTTCGGGTTAGGCATTGAAGATTTAATATTTGAATCTCGTATAAATAAAATTCAATTAGAAGAAAAAATTAAATCACAAATAACTCAATATATATCTGAAACAAAGGATTTTAATATACGCCCTGCAGTATCTTTCGGAAAAGCAGACGGGTATGATTATTGTGTAATAGATATTTTTATAAATGATCAACGAGTAATAGGAATTTTAGTTAAATAATGAAATTAGTAAAAGAACATATTAATGAAAAGTATACAACAGATTCAGATCCCATAAAAGATATGGGTATCGGCTATCCTGATTGGAAAGATTTAAAAAGAGGCGATATTATAAAATGTATCAAATTTACTCAATTTTCACAAGTTTGGGCGCCTCAAGGAATTATTAAAAATACAGGCGAAACGATATATAGAAAACCTAAACAATCTTGGATGGGAAATTTATTTGAAGTAGGAGAATATTATAGTTTATTAGATAAAGTAGAAGAACGAGAAGACGGAAAAATAGTATTATATGCTAGAAATATTAAACATAGAAATGGTTCAGAAAGATTAGTGTTAACACCTAAACAATTAGATAAAAGATTTAAAGTCATTAAAAAAGGAATAAATGAAAAATTTACAGATGAATCCGATCCGATATATGATATGGGTATTGGTATAACTATGGAAAAAATTAAAGATTATATTAAATTAGTAAAAAACGATTCAATGCTTTCTAATTATGAGGAGGATTATTTGTGGCTATGTGCTAAACACGGAAACACAAATTTTGTAGAATATTTATTAAATACTAAAAAATATAATATACATTATCGTGAAGATTATGCTTTGAGATGGGCATGCAAATATAATCATGTTAAAATAGTTAAATTATTATTGGATGCTGGTGCTGATATACATGCTCAGGAAGATGAAGGAATAGAATACGCAAGAAATCATAAAGATCAAATTTTATATAAACTAATTAAACACTATATTGTTAAACATCATAAGGTTAAAAATAAAAAACATATTGACGAAAAATTTACCGAAGAATCTGATCCTATTCATGATATGGGCATAGGTTCAATAATTGTGATTAAAAAATGGCTCGCAAAAATGAATATAAGATATTATACAATTAATGATGATCTTACCATTGACATACCTAATAATGTAGATTTAGATGAAAAACTTAAAAAAGAAGGAAAATTACCAGAATACATACAATTTAATATAGTAAATGGAGCGTTTTTCATAAGATATAATAATTTAACAACATTAAAAGGCTGTCCAAAAATAATTAAAGAAAACAATAGTTATTATGGAAGTTTTAGGGCTTCTAATAATAATTTATCATCTTTAAAATATGCCCCGAAACGTGTTGAAGGATTGTTTGATTGTGCACATAATGCAGTTAAATTTACAAATATAGATGTTAGAAAAGTATGTAAATATATTAAACAACAAATTGTTTTATAATAGATTTAAAATAAAATATAAAAATGAGAATATTCGATACAACAAGAATTCGTTTTGCAGAATTATATTATGATGCATTACAATTTATTAAAAATACTTATGGAGATTTAGGACAGTATTTTACTACAGCATCTCCCATGGGTCAATTACTTCAAGTAATATTACATTATGGTCGTATGATTCTTTTTTATGTAGAAGATTCTATTACAGAACTTAATATTAAAACAGCATCTAGACCTCAAAGTATAAAAGGTTTGGCCAGTTTAACCGGCCACAATCCCTCAAGGGCTATGGGAGCTAGAGGAACATTAACATTAACTTATAATGGAACAAAACTTCCAACTAGCGCCAATATAGTTACAATTCCTAATTATACTACTCTTACAAATAATGAAAATGGTTTAACATATACAATTGTTCTTTCAGGAGAAGAAGTTAGATTTGATTTAACAAGTGTTACTAATTATATTGAAGTAAATATTATTCAAGGAACTATAGAATATCAACAAGCTACTGGTAGCGGTGATCCTCTACAATCATTTAATTTTCAAAATAAAAAAGGAGCATCTATAGATAATTATTTTATTAATGTGTATGTTGATGGAATAAAATGGGAAATTGTGGAATCAATATTAGATATGCCATTTAATCAAGAAGCAGTAATGGTTAAAACTGGTCAAACTGGTGGAATAGATGTTTTTTTTGGAAATGGTTATCAGGGGGCAGTTCCAAGAATGGGCTCAACTATATTAGTAGAATATTTAATTAATGATGGTGAAAATGGAAATTTAAATAATATGTCAAGTGCTTCATCAACTAATACTTGGAAATTTATAACAAAGGGATTTACTCTTAGTGGTGATGAAGTTGATCTTAATAAATATGTAAACATAATTACTAAAAACGAAATAATGTTTGGAACTAATGAAGAACCACTTTATTTAACTCGACTTTTAGCTCCAAATATGTCAAGAAGTTTTGTTTTAGCAAATGAAAATAATTACATATATTTTTTAAGAAAATTAAATATATTTACAGTAATAGATGCTATTCCAGGATTTGCAACATTTGAAGATAAATATGCATTAGATAAATATAATCAAGCCCAAACAACATATAATCAGGTAAGTGCAGAGTACAGACAAATAGTATCAACTTATGGAGTAACTTCAACTGCAGCAGTTTCTAAAAAAACAGAATTAGATAACGCTCAAAAACAACTTTATCTTACTCAACAACAATTAGCGTTACAAACTAAAGATGATAACACAGTTTATTTATTTTTAGTTCCTGATATTAGCAAAAGAATTCAAACAGGCGAAAATTATTATACATGTAATTTAGATGCTTTTTCTCTTTCATCTAGTGAAAAAACGGCAATTTTAGATTTAATTGAACAAAGCGGTCAAAGAATATTAACAGTTGATAATGTAATAACTGATTTAATGTTACCAAGGTTTACTTTAAATATGTCTTTGATATTATGGGAAGGAACAGAATATGATTCAGCAAGACAAAATATTATATCAAAGACGTCAGATTATTTTTTAAAAAATTCTAGAAGAGATAGAATTCCCGTTTCAGATTTAATAAAAATTATTGAAGATATTGATGGCATCGATTCCGTTAATGTTTGGTTTGATGCAGATGTAAATAATTTAACAAAAGTTTATAAAACTCATTACGGTATCGATGATTATGGTGATATTATTCTTGAAAGATATGTTTTAGATGCATTCGGAAATAACGTTTCTGTGAAAGATATTTGTCCAGTTATTAGAGGAGGCTTTACAAATCCGCAAGGAGTATATTATGAAGATAGTTTAATAAAAAATAATTTATCAACCGTAAATATTCAAGTAAGAGGCTACACTAGTAAAAATATAAATTCTGAAAATAATGTTATTATGCTAAATAATTTATAATAATGAAATTAATAAAAGAACGCATATACGAAAAATTTACAGATCAATCTGATCCTATAGAAGATATGGGTATTGGAAAAGCTCATTGGTTTAATGAAATTTTCGATATTTTTGCTAATGTTATTTTTGGCGATGTAGAAAGCGCAAACATATTCATGGATATCGCATATGATAAATTAGAAGAACTATATCAAAAACAAATTTCTGTACAAGAAGCTGCCGATATATGCTATGATGATATAGATTTATTTAATGAATGGGAAGAAAGAATGAATCCGATAAATCAACACGATCTTGGAGATGATCTTAAATCTAATTGTAGAGATTATCAAGGTAGCGGTTCTAAAGAAGACGCAGATGAATTAACTACGTATTTAATGCATAAATATACTGTGTACCCAGAAAATGAATTACGACAAGTAGCGTATAATTGGGTTGGAGTAGAAGATGAATCAAATCTTATAAACGAAAAGTTTACCGATGAGTCAGATCCTATAAAAGATATGGGCATAGGATCACGTGCATTGATAGAAAAATGGCTTAAAAAATATCACATAACAAATTATATAATAAATAAAGATTTAACTATAGATGTTGATAATGATATAATAATTATTTCAAATAACAAATTATCTAACTTTCCTTATTACATACAATTTGGTAAAATAACTGGTCATTTTGAGATTAGCCATAATAATTTTACTACATTAAAAGGCTGTCCACGATATGTTGACGGATGGTTTGGTTGTAGTAATAATAAACTGCAAACACTAGATTATGCACCACACTTTGTTTCTATAACATTGTTTTGTGGAGGAAATACTATACCAAAAAAAGAAATTGATAAATATATGTTAAATAAAAAAACCTATAAGAACATATATGTAAATTGTGATGCATATAACTATCAAGTACATATTGAAAGCTGGAGAAAAAAATTAAAAAAATAAAAAATACATAAAATGAGTAAAAATAGAAAAACATATACAATAAGACCGCCTTATTTAACTCAGGCAAAACACATGAATGATAAATTTTTAAATCTTGGTTATGATTATAGAGGGAAACTTCTTAAAAGTGGCACATCTCCTGAATTATGGGCTAACCCATTACAAATTCCAGGATATTCTACATTAGAAGGTATGTTAACATTTATGGTTGAACAAGCTAAATATGTAAAAAAATGGTTCAGCATAGCTCACTCAAAAGATACAACCAATATTAATTAAAATATTTAATATAAATGCAAATTCAAAATTGGAAAATATTTGATAAAAATGGTAGTCCATTAAATTGGCAAGCATCCCCATATATTCCGTTACAATTTTCTTCAGTACTTGGAACAAATGCAGAAGGGTTTTTAGTAACAAATGTAAGTACTTTTGTTGAATCTGCAAAAATACTTAACGGCGGTTATAATTATACAACTTCTGATACAATATCGTACGATTATTTATTTGATAATGCTCCAGTTACATTAACACCCATAGATGTTTCTATTATACTTACTGATGTTTCATTATTTAATCCTAATCCAACAAACAGTTTAAGCAGTATTAAAGGATTAAATCTTAATATAGATGCAAGTTTTGTTTATCCAGCGGTAACTTATGGCGCAGCAGTATTTTTAACTCCAGTATCACAACAACTTGTAGAAACGCAACAATTATATATTTTTGAAGAGCCTTCCGCCGGAACATTTATACGTCCGTATGACGCAAGTAATTCTACTCTAATATTTAGAATGGCAGGTGATGATAGTCAAATTCAATTTTTTACAGTTGATGAAACTACTGCTGAAATAACGTGGACCAATGAATTAATATTTGACACATCATTATACACAGCAAATATTCCAATAATTATTAATATAGGATTTAAGGCTGATAATGAAGGCGTTTATGAACAAATAATAAGAATTTATCATCAAGTAGGAAATTTATTATATACAATGGCTGACATAGCGGTTAGCGCTGAATCTATTGGAGAAGACGAAAGATTTAGAGCATTATTAGGAAATTTTGGTTTGCCAGATCCTAAAGATTTTCCTAAATTATTTAAAGAAGTAGATATTAATGAAGATTTATTAGATTGGAAAGTGCTTAATCAAAAATCCAAACACATGATTTTAGAGCATAATAATATTATGCCCTATGTAGGTACATATAAAGGTTTAATAAATGCTATTAAGTGGTTGGGTTATGATGATATTTATATTCGTGAATGGTTTTTAAATGTTAAAGATAATACAAAATTATCTTTAATTGTTCCATACGATGCAACTGATAGATTACAGACAATATTAACTTTTAGCGCAGATGCAAGAAAACATCTTAAAAAATTAAATCAATTATCACTTAATTATTGCATAACTCGAGAAACCGGAGAAATAGATGATTATGGAACTCCTATTACTGAAGATTGTTATTCATATAGTTTAGATGAAGTTTTTGCTAAATTGTTATCGCTGAAACAATGGCTTGAACGAAATATCATAGGAATTAATTGTCGTATTGTTGATATAACAGGAGAAGGAATTTATTTTGAAAGAATTCAAAATCTTGTATATGAAACAGATAATATTGGCTATAATTATGCGGTTAATCAAAATCTTACTCCTTACGCTGTTGATGAAAGTTCTGAATTGATAACTGGAGATGCAAGCATAAGATTATCAATATTAGAATTAACAGAAGCTAAACTATATCATTTAC